CCGCCAAGGTCCAGCGTGCTGCCGAACTCGTACTCGCCCAGCGCAACGATTCCGCCAATGCTGTCAATGCTGGCGAGGGCATCAAAATCGCCATCCACGGCCAGCTCATCGATGTAGGTGCCTTGGTCGAGGATCAGCGCATCTTGCACTGCGTCGTAAAGCATGTTGGTCAGGTTGCCTTCAAAAGGTGGCGTTGTTGTGTCCTCGTTGAAGGTGATGACGGTCAGCGGTGACTGCGGTTCTGGCAGTGTCACCTGCACGGTCACAGGATTTTCAGAGCGGTTGCCGCTGCTGTCCTCAGCCTTGACCAGATACGTTCCAGCAAGCAATGGCACCTGCGCTGAGGTGGAGCTACCCGCAACAGCAGCAATGATGTCGTTGGTGTTCTGCCATTCCACGCCGGTGGTGTCTGGCGTATGGCGAACAATGATTTTGCCGCCAACAATCACATCCAGATCAGCGGACTGCGGCCAGGACAGTTCAGCGGTTTGCTGGTCCGTTTGGCTGATGTCCAACGCAGCAATGTCAGCCGGGATGGCGGTTTTACCAATGACCGTGAAGGACGCTGGTGCTGGGATCGACAACTTGCCGGCTGTTGTAACGGCTGTGATCTCAACTTCCCAGTTGCCTTCTGGTGCGTTAAAAATATCGACCTGCGCTGCTTCAACTTCTGGCAGGCTGATCCAGTTGCCGTCAGTAACGCGATACCGCACTTGGTAGGAAACGGCACGATCTACCTGCGACCAGCCGATTGAAACCTGCGTGAAAACGATGTTGCTATCGACGTAAAGGCTTTCGGTGTGAACAATGTTGGTCGGTGAATCAGGCACCTCATCCAGTGCCGTGGTATCGCGGAACTGCAGCTCCTCGCCAGATTCGACGTAGGCATATTTGCTGCTGTTGTACGACAGAGCCGTGACGCCGTAGGTGCCTTCGCCGCTGTCCTCCGTAACGGAAAGCACGCGCCAGCTTGATGGTTCAACATTGCTGGTCGTCAGCAGCCATGGTGCGTTGGCTTGCGGTGCCTCGCTAAAAGCTGGAACCACCGTGATGTTTTTGGTGGTGCTGTCGTAAGTCAGGACCGTGCTGGTTTCGATCAGCGAGTTGGGCAGGATGACGGTCAACGTGTCACCCGGCGTAACGGTGCGGTTTGCGTCGATCACAACAGTGGTGGTCGTTGCGCTGCTCACCCGACCCGATAGGCGCGTACCAGCGCGGGTTGGATCGCTGATGTCGATGATCATTCCAGGGCGCAACACCACGCCAGATTCAACGGCAATGGCGAAGCTGATGGTTTCTGTTTCGTACTGGTTTGTATAAAGCAGCCAGCGACCTAAACGTGCAGCCTGACTTTGACTGGTGCAGGCGAAGGCTTCAATTTCTTCCTTGACGATTCCGTATTTGTTGATGAGATCAGCGTCTTCAACCACTTCGATGGCAGTGTCGCGGGTGTCGCGGTTGAGGTAGCGGACAGCTACCACGGTCGGGCGGGTGCGAACATCGCTGCCCTGAGAGGTAAAGTTGCCGCCGATCACATTGGCAGCACCAAAAACATCGGACGAATCTTGTGGGCGATCTTGTGCCAGCGTGACGCTACCGCCTGACCAATACCCTTGGCTGCGAAAAACGCCGAGTAGTTTATTGACCAGCTCAAAGGCTTGTTCTGCGTTTTGGATGCTGACGTTGCAGGAGAACCGCGCCTCTTCGGTTGGATCATCCAAGCCAGTGCTGACCAGTTCGTTGGCATATTGACTGGCGGCAAGAAAGCTCCACTTATCGAGGCGGCTGGCATTGCCGTTAAAGCTGGCCTTCTCTGCATCCGTCAGGATCTGTTCGCCTAAGCCGTAGCGGCGGTTGGTCAGTAGATCCCACAGGATCCATGCAGGGCAGGCGCACCATGTAGCTGCTGCAAAGGTGCCATCCCAAACACCGGAATAAATCAGCCGCCCAGTTTCAGAATCAACTGTGGCATTGCTCGGGATGCGGATCTTGATGCCCTTGATGTCATAGGTACGTGTGGGGATAGAGTTGAATTGCTGCGCGTCGATCTCTAGGCCAATCAGGGCGCTGTTTGGATAACGCAGTTTGGCGTCAGTGATTTCGGTGTAGCTGAGCCAAGAAAAGCTATTGGCGTTCTTCGCGGATGCTGAATCTTCGCTAATGCGGCGAACACGAATATCAACGGGAAAGTTATTGGAGATCGTGGCGGAATCCCAGCCGGTTACCTCGGCAAGATTGATTTCTCGGGCAAAGTTGTAACCGCCAGAGCTTTTGCCCTTCAGCAGTTCTTGTGTGTATTGCTGATAGCCACCACCATCAAGCTGCACATCTAGGGCATATCGAAACTGCGAGCCTTTGATGTTGCCTTGGTCATCGATGCTTTGTAGTGCTGGAACCGACAGCGTGACACGCACACGATCCACCTCGTCGTTGGTGATGGTCCGGGTGATCGCTCCAGCGGTGATCGGCACATCGACGTAATACGTGCCAGTGCCAGTGTTGGCGCCTTCGGTGCGCGTGACTGTAAAGCTGTTGGTCGTGGCAGTGACGACATCAAATGTCTGCGTTACACCCTGCAGCGATCCAGTGCGGAATGTGAGTCGTGTAGTCATGCCAGGCGTGTAGCCATGGCTGGTTTTGTTAATCGTGATGGTGGAGCCTGATTTTGTATAGGTTGCGTTGGTGACCCGGACTTGCCCGCCATTCACCTTGGCGTCGGTCATCTTGCCCGGCAGATCGGTAAAGGTGACGTAGAAGTAGGTGCCGGTAGGCGCTGGTGTGGAAAGGATTGTCGAGACACCCGAGTTAATTTTTGCCCCGGTCAGATATGCGATGTAGACATTGGTGCCTGCAGTCCAAGTGCCGCTAGCCGTGATCTTTAGCCACGGGCGGATGGCGTACACATCACCGGATGTATAGGTAAAAGTGCTGTCGTGACGCGTGACGGTGAAGGTATTGGTCGCTGCGCCAGTCAGGGTGTAGAGCTTGTCATGCGGCGAGTTGTAATCCTCAAAATTGAGAAACACTGTGTCGCCGGTGGTCATGCCGTGCGATGGCCAAGTCACAGTTATGTCGCTGCCGCTTCTGGTGAAAGACGCCGAATCCCAGTCACGGCTCCAAGCGCCGATGATGTTGTTTTCAGCTTCGACAACTTCACCAACTTGAAACTCCTCTTCAACATTGGAAAAGCCGGGTAGATATTCCTGCGCTTGTGTTCCAAGTGCGGTGCTTACGGTAAACCCAGAAAAGTTTGGGTTGCCGGAAGAATTAACGAGTGGCGTGTTATTGAAAAAGATCGAGCGGTTGCCATTAGCTAAACCTTCGATTTCGCCTTCGCTGATCAGATCCAGCACACGGGCATAGGCTTTGGATGCCAGCGTGTCTGCTGCAGTAGTTGGCGGGGAATAGCTAGGCGAACCAGCGCCTACGCCACCCTTGCCGCCTCCGCCGCCACCACCGAAACCAGAGCCGATGATTTGGTTGTTCTTCGTCATCGGATTCTGGAGGTTGAAATACCTGCGCTAATTACAACACTGCCCGTATACATCCGTCCGTAGACCAATGGAATGGGCGTGCCTTGCACACTGGTATTTTGAATCCCGCTGAAGTTGAAAGATTGGAGTTTGCGTGGATCGCTGGCGGTTTGCGTTGCGGTTGTCTGTTGATTGACAGCGGAATTAGAAGAAAGAAGAGAAGCTGTACCACTCAGTGCCATTGCTACACCTGCAAATCCAATAGCAGAAGCAAATCCACCTCCAACCAAGCCAAAACTAACTGCAGCTCCAGCGCCAGTTGCACCGCCTAAACCAGCACCTAAACCCAGAAAACCACCTGCTGCTGGTCCAAGCACAATGGCCGCTGCAACTAAACCAATACCAGCCAGTATCTGACCAGTTCCACCACCCGCACCAGCCAGCACCGGCGTGATCGAAATTGCTCGATCATCCGAGCAGCTCATCGCAAAGTCGTCCTCGCCAACCTTGGTCTTGCCCACCATCACGCGAAAGCCGATGCCGTCCTGGGCGCTGTCGATCAGCCATTGCTCCAAGCCACGGAAGTTGGCGCACAGGAAACGCACTGCCTCAGCCGGACTGGCCACATCAGCCTGAAACACCCGTTGCCCGAGGTGTTCTGCGAGCTGCCCGTAGACCTTAACGGCTCTCATGTCGCAGCACCTTCCCTGTGCATTTTAGGAGCCAGTCCCCTAATAAGTCACGGCTGGACAGCCTTCCCGTCATGTGGTGCAGCACATATTGATCGCCCAGATAAACAGCAACATGGTTGAGTCCCTTGGTTTTGCCGATGGACATCAGCAGCGCATCGCCAGGCTGCATCGACCTGAAGCTCACCTCATGGAAGCCAGCCTGCTCATACAGCTCTATGAACCGTGGCGCTTCGTCCCAGCCATCACGGGCGGGGCGGTCCCAATCAGGCAGGTCAAGATCCCATTCCTCCTTGTACCAGTCACGCACGCAGCTCCAGCAGTCCAAACTGCCCCAGCAATACTCACGCCCGATCAGCGGTGGCTTGTAGTCGTTCGGCAGCGCCTCGCCCCATTGCTGCGTGATGGGGTTGACGATCAGCCAAGGCAGGCCGCTGCGGTTGCACGCCACCTGATCCGCCATGCTCGGTTGCGGCTTGGTATGTGGGTGGCTATGAATCACCGCGATGATCTCGCCTGCATCCTCGGCAGCGGCATAGTCCTCAGGATGGAGCTGGAAGTAATCGTCTGGGCGATCTGCCAAATTGCGGCACGGCCAGAAACGTTTGCGACCCTTGACCACCACCAACAATCCACACGCCTCGCGGGGATAGGCAAGTTGGGCATATTCAACAATTTGAGCTTTGAGTTTGTCGGTGATCATGTGAATTGCCCCGCTCCAGGAAAGCCGCCAAACGGTAAAGGCACACCGGTGCCAAAATGCGCCTCGCAATCAGCCAACGTTTTCGCGCAGGTCGGCAAAGCGCGTAAGTACACTCGGTCCCTTTGTATTTCCACTGGCATTGGGGTGCCACCTGCCGCTTTGGTGCGCGGATGCCCTGCATGTCAAAGGCGCTTGCCAGTTCCCACTCAATTACATCTCGTGATTCAACGGTCTTGCGCGAGATGAAGTAAATCTCCCGTGGAAACTCGGCGTAGGGATCAGCCGTTGGATTCGTGCCACCCGTGAAGTTGCTGGCATCTAGGTATTTCTTCAGGGTACGGATGCGTGTCACCCGTGCGTTGATTAGATCATTGCCCGGCGTGTAGGCATTTACATCCAACAGAGCCAGTGTCAGCAAGCCGTTCAGGTTTGCAACCGTCAGCTTGGGTTTCGGCAGTTGACCAGTGCCAGAGTATTCAAAGCCTTCAGCCTGCACGGGGAATCGACTGTAGGTATTGCTCGCCCACACGACGTTGCCGGATAGTTCGTTGGTGCCAGCGTGAAAGCGATAGGTGGTGGTGGCCGGTGGACTGCCCGGGTCGTAGTGCAACCCTGAGATCAGCGCCAGCTCGAACAGTTCGATGATCGCGCTTGGATTGATCTTTTGCAGTTCCTCGCTAACCGCACTGACCGCCGCCCAGGTGACGGTGCCATCAACAACGTATCCTTCAAGCTCATCGCCGTCATCAGTCTTGTAGAGCTTGGTCGGCCATACGGGTTCAGTGCTACCGGTGGTGCCAGCGGCGATGCAGCGGAAAACAAAGCCGAAGCCGGTCTGCGTTGTGGCGCGGACAACATCACCGACGCTTTTGGCAGTAGTGGCAGCCCAAGCGGTATAGGCCATCAGGGTTCAAATACTTGGCGGAAAGTAGCCGTAATGGTATTCACATTGGCGTAACGCAGATCACGCGACCAACTCTCCACAACCCACTTGTAGGCGGTTGCTTCATCCAATGGCGTCCAATCAAAGCTGGCGTTGTCAGCAGCTCGTGCATCAAAGAACGCCTCAATCGCATCTGCATCTGTGCTGTCCTTGGCTGTCCAAGTCAAATCCCAAATGCGTGGATTTTGATTTAACCCATAGGTCAGACGTTGCTCGTAGCCATCACCAAACTGCACCTTGCGCACATTGGGTTGACTTTTACGTGACGCACCAAAATCAGGCGTGGTGCCGCCTGTGCTAGTGCCAACAGTGGCGTCGTTGAAAGTGGCCATTACGAGAGCAAGCCTCCGGGACGTTTCTGCTTGATCAGCTCTTGCTGAACGGCGATGCCGATTGCCTTGCCAAGTGCATTGGCCTGTTGACCGTTGCCTTCAACGTTGCTGCCATTGGCATCGACATTCACAACAACATTACCGACCCCACCGCCGTTCATCGTCACTGGAATGCTGCGGCCATCAGGCAGAGGCACATACGCTTCAGGACGGCTTCCTTCGCCGTACATGGCGAGCTGTGGACCAGTTGCAATGCCACCAGCGGCGTAGCGTTTGAGCTTGAGCGGACCGTTGGCAGTCATGATTCCACCCATTGCAAAGCTGGGCAGCAACGAACCACCAAAACTTCCAGTGCCTACACCGAACGAAGGGTTGGTGAACATGCTGGGCGCACCACCGCCAAAGTAATTGCCAGCAACACTGACGGGCGCAGGGGCAAAAAGATTCCTAAAGAAGGTCATAATTTGCAACTTCAGGTAATCGTTGATCATTTGAATCACCATGTTCTGAAATGATTTGGCAATGTCTTGGAACAAGGTGCCAAGCGCCTCACGCGCTGATTGAGCCGAGAACACAAGGTTGCTGAATGCAGTGCCAAGGCTGGTTGACAAGTTGCCAGCCAGATCAGTCAAGCGGGGTTGGATATCTTCAAACGATTGTTTGAGTGCGTCAATCTCTTCTTTCATCCTTCCAAACACAGTTATCTGCTCTACTTCACCGCCTTTGTAGGTAGGCAGTTTTTCTTTAATTTGATTTAAGAAGGAAACAGTTTTTGCCAACTCATCGTTATCAAGTTTCCTGATGTCGGCTACGGCTTGCTCTCGCTCAAGCCTGATTGCGTCTAAGCGAATTTGAGCATTTGTAATATCAAGACCTTTTGCTTTGCCCTGAGAAATCCTTTCCTCCAATGCACTTTCTTCGTTAATCAAAACATCGCGGGTGATTTCAAGTGCTTTGCGACGCTGGATAATTCTCAGCCTTTCAGCTTCATCAAGATTTCCCTTTTTCAGTGCGGCTGTAATTTTTTGTTCAGTAATTAAAACGTCATTGAGCAGTTGCTTGCGTGCTTCATTGTTGAACTGACGACCAAGTACAGCAATAGAACGCGAAAAGTCGGACTGCAATTTATTCAAGATTGATTTGGAATCGCCGCCGCCAGTGGTGTCAATGCCAGGCAGATTTGATGGCTTCTCTGGCACAGGCGCTTCAGGACCAGCCTTGGCGCCTTGAATGATTTGCATCGAGCCAGCACGTAAAGCTCTTGCCAGAGAAAGCCGGCTTTTTTCCTCTTTTGATAATCCACCAACGCGAACCAATTGTTCAGCTTCAAGTTGTTTAATAATTGCGTCCTGCGCTTTTACATTTCTAATTGCATTATCAAGCAACTTTCCTCCAAATTTCTCTTCCATTAAGCGCCCAAAACGCTCAAGTTCTTTGCCCAAGCTCAAAAACGACTTAATGGCCTCACTGGCAAAGTTTTGGAACGATGCGCCCATGTCCTTGAGGATCGGACCAATTGCGCCTTTAAGTTCCGC